CTTACAAGTTCTTTAATTTTCTCTAAGCTCTCATCAAGCATCTTGTTAATCTTTGCTGTCAGCTCACGACTATCACCAATGAACTGACGGCGTGGAATGCGTGCAGTGATATTAAGCTTTGTCTTTTTCGTGAGTGCGAGAGCCTTCCACATCTTAGCTCCAGAAGGCAAGTCTTTTGGTAGTTTGCCCTTACCTTTCACGCCAGACAGCGCATACACTTTAGCCCAAGCCATACGACGCATCTTCTTGGTAATGGTAGGATGTGTGTTGATGGTACCACCCTCGTTGTGAACAGCTGCGTAAGGCACAGGATTGGATATTGTAACTTGCCCAGGCGATGGTTCGCTCTGTATTGAACGCATAAGATGATTGCGTCGAGAGGTAAGAGGAGAATACTTTGCGTCCTTCGTATTACCGTCCTGTCGTTTCGTACGTTTCCATTGGTGAACTCCTCCATCCGTGAAGCCACCATCTCGGAAGTTCTGCTTGAAGTGGTTTGCAGCCACGACACCAACCTTTCGAGGAAGTCTATCCGTCACCTCCTTTTGTATCTCGTCTTTTACACGTGAGATACGCCTTTCTATTTCTTTTGCATCCATAATATAATTTCCCTCATTTTTATTTTGTGGAATGAAAACAAATATCTATCTTTGTGGTGTGGAGGGAGCGTTTAATCCCTATTAGGACACGTCCTCCATTCCAGCCAGAGTATTTACTCTGGTTTTTTTATTAGCAATATTCCCTTATTATTGAGACAATATATCACTTTAAACTTTCGATATTGTGAAGTTCCTCTCAGTCCATAAAATTTATTATATCCTTCTTCAAAGATGGAATAATTAAAATTATCATTTGGGAATAGCAATACTGCGACTTCTGTATTAGGCTTCGATGCACAATGTTTCAAAGCTTGTCTAATGTTATTTGAAGTACCCGTTTCTGCACCAGCAATTTCAAACAACATATTATCCCAAGTTCCTTCTGTATTCTTCTTAAATAATACAGTATGATCTTCCTTTTCCAAAACTACTTTATGCCCATTCTGAAAGCCAACCTCTTGAACAGTTGTCTCATACCATCCTTTTTTCTTATCAAAGCTATGTTCAACATGTGTCGCTTTAAGTCCAGAACTCTTGGCATCAAACTCCACATCTTTGTATAAAGGGTTATCTTTATATTCAAGATATTTATTTCGTCTCTGTTCTCTTTGTTCAGATGGAATGGCAGCATCTACATAAGGACAATTATAACAATCCTTTTTCCTATTCATGAAGAGTGTCATAATCCGCCCTTTAACACCAGGTTTATAAAAAGAACATTGACTACACTTATCAGGGAAATACGGATGAGTGTCGTTGAATATATGCCCATCTTTACCAGGGTTGTTTTCAAGTCCTTTTTGTGGCAGAGGAGCATCCATATCTGCAGGACGATTTACAGGATCATCAGTAGCTTCAAGTGAGCACTTGCAGTTCCATCGGTCGCCAGGGTGGTGCGTGTTCCAAAAAGGATCATCAATAGGCAGGGTAAGCTTTGCCATCCAATAGTTACGATGACTCCCTTCAGGACTTGGTGAAGTCGTCGGCATCCATCGTAGGTTAGGCAGGATATCCTTGTTACGTTCAAACTCACGCCAATCTGCAGCGTTGTGCGCACGGATAACAGCAGTGTCATACTCCGTACGAAGCCACGCACCGACGTGATGCGAGGTGATTCCTTTTACATCATCTACCCATTGACGGAAGGGTTTCAACTTACCATCACTGTCCAGCAGGTTCTTCGCAATCTCTCCAGCCAACGAATGTACTTTGAATGCTGCAAAAACCTCATTAGAATGGCGCAGGGCACGATAAAACTCCTCATCATGTGTACTTGCAGCATTGCTCTGTGAAAGTCCCTCCACAGTCGCTTCGTTGATGACTTTAACGACAGCGGACCATAATCCGAGATCAATGCCTTCAGCTAATTCAGGCTTTTTATGGATTCTCTGTAGAAAAGCCTGCACAACATTAAATGAGATAGCTGGGCTTTCGTTGTGGAAATGACTATGCCCAGAGCAAGAGCAATGCTCACCATAATAGAGCGTATCAATCATCAGTTTGCCCCTTTGTCTGGGGCGAGTCCGAAAAAACTTTTCAAATGCTGTTTGAACGCTGTTTTATCAGTGTTTTTGTCTTGCTTCTTTTTGTCATCATCATTAACCTGTAAACCAAGTTGCTCTCTGAAAGCAGCCTTTGCTGCTTCCTTCTCCTCTTTCAGCTGCTTATAGTTATCAGGCTTAGCAACGCAGAAAGTTTCATAGAGGTAGTCGTCATCAATCGGAAGACCCATTGACGATAGCTTTTGAACGATGTCTATCTGCTGAGCTGGGTTAATCTTGTCTTTCTTCGCATAGACGAACTCACCACCTTCTACATTGAAACCAAGTGAGGCGAAAATAGGTCGCATATCATAATTGAGAATATCAAGGATGAAATCACGATCATCAGAGTTCATCTCGTCCTCTTCCTCCTTGTGTACAGAACCGAGTGCCTGCGTTCCTGTTGACTTAGCGTCTGTAGTGAGCGTGTTTCCCAGCACACGTATAGACATCTTTGAGTCCCAGTACTCAGCAAAAGCTCTATAAAGGTCGCTGGAACCAGTCTTGTTACCAGCCTCTACAAGTTTCAGTTCGCTTTCTTTTGGATGGATGTATGCTGCGTTTGCACCCTGTCGGCGTGCATCAGCGATGACACGACGGCGAGCGTCCTCGTCTCCAGCATCGTAAGTGTACTCACGAATTGGCATACCAAAGATGTTACAGAACTGTGCCCAGTCTGACATATCACCACGCTTATAGAGTACAGCAGGCAGAAGTTCTGCATAAATACCAAGGTCACGTTCGCTGCCAACAAAAAGCATATCAGGGAAGTCATCAATAGGCATGCCATCCATTGAACCTTGATACTTGAGTAGCTTACGATGTATAGGATCATAGTGCTTGCGATTGATAAGGTCATAACGGATATTACCTTCCTCATTGAGATAGAACTGTACAAGTGTGAAGCCCCAGAACTCTGACATAACAAGGTCTTTCCTCAGCTGTTTGAACCAAGGTGATTTTATTTGATTGTTGATTACATCATCAGGTACACCATTTCTTCTAAACTCAATAGGAATCTTCGTTACACCTCGCATACGTTTTGCAATGACTCCGGAGAGATGAAGGTCAAGAGAAGCACTGTCATACATATCGTACAGACGTGCCCTATTGGAGTAGTCTATTCCCTTTGCAGCCTTAACAGATTGCATATACGCATTCATGTCAAACATGAATATCTCAGGCATCTGTAGAACGATGTCTGGCTGTCTCATCCCTTGAGGAACGAGCATTCCACCTTGTATTATTTTGCCTCGCTTAGGGCTGTTTTTCTTTTTTCTGTTCATAGCAATGTTGGTCTTAAGCCGTCAGCTTGTATCTGCCAACGACTATTGTTCTTAAGTTCATCTTCAGGCATCAATGGAGCACCGTCAATCGTTACGTCTCCTCCCATTACACCTTTCAGCCATTCTATAGCACGCTCATATCTATCCTGGCGTATCTTCGCAATCTTATAAGGGTTATGCTGTGTGAAGATGTGATAGATAGCTATATCAAGTGCAAACATAAGGATAAGGGGGTGCCTATCTTCCCCTCTTGCTGAAAAGATAGCGTTACAATCATAAATCTTGTTCAGATATCCTCGCATTTCACTTACCGCTCTATCCTCACATATCTCAACTATCTGAGGATCATAAGTTGGACTTTCTTTACGCAGCAGCGCATCAAGTATCTCGCGGTGAATACTTGCATCGTAGTCTTCTATATTGATAAAGTTATTCATAATCACATCTTATAAGGATTTTGCTCATCCATTGTATGAAAACTGATAGTTATAGTTGGCTCAACATCTGCCATCTTCTCATCTAACATTGTGATTCCACCTTCAAGAGAGTCAGGTCCATCAGCTGGATATGGTAAGTTAAGCTCAAAGAGTTTGCACTGATTGATAAGCTCCTGCATCATAGGGTTGTCTTTTTCCTCTTCATTGAATACCCATTGACAATTACGATCAATCGGTTCAAGGTTGGCTTCGATACGTGTTGCCTTATCAGCTTTCTTTCGTCCATCGCTACGTATAAAAAGAGTTGTTTTTCGTCGCTGCTGCTCCTCACGTAGTAGTGGCTTGAACACCTGTTCGTAAAAAGGATCTTGCAGTTTATTGTTCTCTATGTACCAATATACAGGAACCTTGCCTCCTA